GTCGGACAAGGCAAAGGATTGGTAGTCGGGGATAGCAATTCACCTACGGGACAATTTATTTATGAATTAGCCACACCATTCACCATCCAACTCACACCCCATGAAATCGCACTTTCACAGGGGTACAATTACATCTCTACTAACGGCACTTCAATCAGCCTTGCTTACCACAACGGCGAGATGGCAAGTTTGGCGGATGTTAGTCAGTTGGGCGAAACATTAAATGCTCTTGGAGATAGTTTGAAGAACGTTGATGTTAAAGTTTACTATTCGGGTTCAAACGAAAATTGGAAGATTTATCGTATTGGTAGAATAAGAATATTGACCGCATGGAATTGTCCCGTTGGAAAAATGCTTACTTATGTTGATGATATTGATAAGCCGATAGAAGTTTATGATTCAGCAATGATATTGATTGATAGCCGTATGGCAAGATTTAGGATTCAAGCAGATGGTGGAATTGGTTGTCAGTATATTTATTCTTATGGCGGTTCAGCGGCAAGTTATACTACTTCATCAACAGAAAAAGTATTTACGTCATTTGCATATGTGGCAAAAGAGTAACCCCATAAAATAACCATTTTATCATTCAGTAAAAAAAGCCGACAAATAGATGCCGACTTCCCATCCACGGTTAAAACCGTAGTATATCAACGCAAAATTATTATATCATTATATTTTAAAACTGTAAAGGGGAAATTATGTGGAAAGTATCAACAGTAATATGTCTTAAATGTTTAAAGCGTTGGGTATCGGTTAGAGAACGTGATGTTTTATTAACGGAATTAGAATGTCCACAATGCCACGAAACAGGGTTTGCTATTGAAACAGGTGAAGAAACAAACGAGAAATTGTGCGATTCCTGTAAGGTATTTAAGGATGGTAAATGTAAATTAGGGTTATCGGATGATGAGGATTGCCCATATTTTGAATATGATGAATAAAAGGAGAAAAACAATGTTTGGTTTAATATCAAAGAAAAAACTTTATAAGAAATTAGAGGAATTATATTTCAGCAATCACACAAGTAAATCAGACGGTACAACAACAGGAGATAGAAAGTCTGATTACTATTTTAATTGTGGATGTGCTAATGTATGTAATGCGTTATGCACACACTTTGGTTTACCGAGTTTAAATTTATAAAATAACCAACATAAAACCAAAATTTTACTATTGAAACCTACGGGTTTATACCGAGGGCTGGCGAAATATCCACCCTCGGAAATTTGAAAAAAGGAGGAAGCATGAAATATGTAGTATGTGGTTTACTTTATATTGTCACAGTAGGTATGTTTTTAGCAATATTGAAAGGAGGGAATGATGATGACGATTTTAAAAAGGATTGCTAAGTTAGTAGACGTTAAATCAATCGTCACTTTTGTACTTACAGGTGTATTTGCATACTTATCAATCAAAGGGACTATCAGTGGACAGGACTTCTTACAAGTCTTCCTAATGGTAGTATCTTTCTACTTTGGTACACAATCGGGCAAGAAAGAAAAGGAGACAGAGCATGACGAAAATATATCTTAAAGATTGGGATAACTACCTTTTCTCACGTGTTAATATTGACCTGTATGTTTACAGCGGTAATGGTGAATTATTTGTAAATCAGCTTCCACGAATAAAGAACATGGAAATGATTAACCATACTGAAAAGGAAGCCTTTAATAACACCCAGCGAGTATTGACATTACTTCATAAAAGGCTTTTACAAGGTGTCAATATATTTGATATACGTGGTGAAGATTGCGGTGGTTTAGCGGTCAAATTCTTACTTGAGAATGGTATCATTGACGGGGATATGACGGCTGACGCTCTTTACAGATACACTAAAAAACACGGAAAAGAGATACCGTTGTCTGAAGTACGTAATGGTGATTATCTTTTTGAAGGCACTGACGATAATAAATGGCATATAGGATATGCAGTCAGTGAAACATCAGCCATTGAAAGCAAGAATCATGATGAGGGTGTTGTTGAAACTGTTATTGCCAACCGTAAATGGAAATATGCTACACGTCCTGATTGGTATGTCGTTGAACCCAAAAAGCCAATACTGAAAAGAGAATTAAAACTCACCGACCCTTGTATGCGTGGTGAAGATGTAAGAGAGGCACAGTTATTACTTCAAGCTCATGGTTATAATCCCGGAACGATTGATGGGATATTTGGTAAGAACACAGAGATAGCAAGTAAAAACTTCAAACATGATAACGGTCTTAATGATAAGACAGGAACAATCGGTAAAAAGACGGCAGAGAAATTGGGATTTATATGGGAAGGATAATATGAAGCAGTTGAAGATTTGTCGGTTTACGGAGCCGGAATTAGAAGTATTCAGGAGATTATGTAATTTTACATCATCTGAATTACAGTATTTCAATTTAAGAGCAAAAGATAAATCAAATATTGAAATATCAATGGAAATGAATACTTCAGAATCAACTGTATACGCAATAGCAAGAGAAGTAAAAAGAAAAATGATGAAAATCCTTTAAGGCTTTTTCATAACAGTTTTCTCACAGTTTTTTAAAAGAGACTCAATAGTTTTGAGTCTCTTTTTTGTTTTATACTTTTTGCATAAAACAAAAAACAGGGGGAAGCACATAATGATGGATATTAGCAGTATTTTAACATCTACAATGAAAGATAAGCAGTGTTCATCGTTATGTGCTTTTCTTTTATTAAAGGCGGGTGAGAAAGATGGCGTACATCTACATCAATCCAAATCCATCAAACAATCTGACGGGAGATTGCGTGATACGTGGAATAAGTCTGTTGATGAAGCAGGATTGGGAAACAGCGTATATGAACGTAGTTCTACAAGGATTCATGATGCACGACATGCCATCTTCTAATGCAGTTTGGGGAGCGTATTTACATCAAAATGGTTTTCAACGTAGAGCAATCCCTAACACCTGTCCTGATTGTTATACAATAAAAGATTTTACAAGAGACTATCCACAGGGTGAATATCTTTTAGCGACTGGTACACATGTAGTAGCTGTCAAAGACGGAAATTACTTTGACACCTGGGATAGTGGAAATGAAATTCCAATTTACTATTGGAAAAAGGAGGTATAAATGAATAATTATTATCAGCAGTCTTATCAACCTTATTATCAACAGCAACAGGCCGCACAACAGCAAACTATTCAAACAGGCACTCTTTTAAGTGTTCGAAATGAGAATGAAGCCAGAATGTATCCTGTTGGACCCGGATACTCTGTAATATTCAAAGACGAAAATAAACCCTATATCTATACAAAGACAATGGGGTTCAATCAATTTGATACACCTGTTTTTGAGAGATATAAATTGATAAAGGAAGAAACGGATGAAAAGACGTTACCGGCAATGGATGCCAACAAATATGCCCTCAAGAATGATTTGGCGGACCTGGTAAATAAAGTGATGGATTTACAGGAAGAGATACTTGCCCTAAAGGGTGACAACCGAAAAAGACCGGAGGGAGATGGTAGAATTGGTGAATGCTAATATGTTACAGATGATAGCACAGTTCAAACAGAATCCTATGCAAATAGTATCCAGTAGATACAATATACCTCAAAATATTAATCAGCCTCAGGATATAGTACAACATTTATTGAATACAGGTCAGGTATCTCAACAGCAGGTAAATACTGCCATGCAGATGAGAAATAACCCACAAATTCAGAATCTATTTAGATGATAAAAGTCAGTGCGCAGGACTTTTGTTATAGACGACTACATCTTGAAGTAGTCATTAACCTAAAAAATTTATAGGAGGAAAAAATTATGTCACTTTCAATGGAAAATGGCGTAGGCAATGGCTTCTACATGCCCGTAGGTCCTGCATATTCAGGTAGTATGGGTGGAGGATTCGGCGGTGATGGCTGGTGGCTCATACTTTTACTGCTTTGTTGCAACGGAGGTTGGGGCGGAGGCTTCGGCGGTTTCGGAGGAGCACAGTTAGGATATGACTTCCCTTGGTTACTCAACGGACAGAATAACATCAACGCTAACACCAACAATGGTTTCCGTGATGCAATGCTCAATGATGGTATAAACGGCATCAGAGACAACATTGCTGATATTTCAACTCAGCTTTGTAATGGATTTAACAGCACTCAGATGGCTATTGCTAATGGTTTTGCTGGTGTTGAGCAGGGTGCTAATGCACGCCAGATGGCAAATATGCAGACTGCTTTTAATCAGCTGACCGCAATGAATGCTGGTTTTAATGGTGTCCAGTCTAAGTTAGCTGACTGTTGCTGTGAAAACAGACTTGCAACAAATGATGTGAAGTACACCATTGCTACAGAAGCTTGCTCAACAAGAGCAACTGATACTCAGAACACTCAGGCTATCCTTAATGCTATCAATGACGGCTTTAAAGCTATGAGCGACCAGAGATACCAGGACAAGATTGATGCTAAGAATGATGAAATCGCACAGCTCCGTCAGGAGAACTTGTACGCAAGAGGTCAGGCTTCACAGATTGCTCAGGACCAGAGAATCGTAGACGGTATTTATAACCGCCTTGCCACCTGTCCCGTAGACACTACTCCCGTTTTCGGCCGTTCACCTATTTTCACTTGCGCTACCAATCTGTCAAATAACAACATTGGCGGATGTGGCTGTGGATGCGGTAATGGCAATTTCTAAGGAGGTATAAGCTATGGCGGAGTTTACAAAAAACGAAGTACAGACTGTACTTGCTAATCAGCCTGTTACACTCAATACACGTATTGGATGTAATAAAGGTTATGTATACCACAGAAACGGAAGTGGTATTGTAACTCTCCGTGGTATTACGAATAATTGTTTTGCACGTTATCAGGTGACATTTAATGGGAATATTGCTGTACCTTCTACAGGTACAGCAGGTCCCATCAGTGTTGCTTTAGCATTGGATGGTGAACCCATCTTAACAAGCAGAGCAATAGTAACACCCGCGGAAGTTGCCACAGAACCTCCAACACAGGAGAATTTCTTTAATGTAACAAGTACCGCTACAATCGATGTACCAAGGGGATGTTGCTTCAATGTTTCAGCAGAGAATACTTCTGAGGGCGCAACACCCACTGACCCGGCACCTGCTATATTAGTTCAGAACGCTAATATGACAGTATCAAGAATAGCATAGAAAGGAGAATATTATGGGACACAAAATTCAAATGTATGAAAATCTCCGTGATATGCTTGAACGGGAGATTGGAGAAATCGAAAGAAAACATGACTTAAATAAGGATAGTCTGGATAATCTGTACAAACTTACATCTTCACTTAAAGTGGTTGACAAGTGTATTGAAAAGCACGAAATGGAAGATAGGATGAAAGATGGCGGACAGAGCATGGATTACAGTTTTGGCGGTATGTCCAATGCCAGATATCCTTATTCAATGGAAGGCACATCTAACATGAGACCTTGGATGGGAAATACATATGACGGTCAGTCTAACAACTCTTATGAGGGGCAGTCAAATGCACGTAGAGGTCGAGACGGAGATGGCGACGGACGATATAACGAAAGCAGAGATAACTTTCGTAATAGTCAGGATAGAGGATGGTCAAATGCAGAAGGAAATTCCAACGAATATAGCAGAGACGCTTCCAGAAAGAAGATGGTACAGAAGTTAGAGACACTGATGGATGATACCATGAGCGAACATGAACGACAGGCGATTAAAGACTGCATCATGAAGATTAAATAATTTTAAAGGCACTTCAGAGATGAGGTGCCTTTTTTAGGGAGGATATATGAATACAGATGATATAAACAACGAGATAAAAAGACTGTTACAGGATAACTCTTATGACTCATGCCAGAAGTTAGCATCTTTATACATTGTCAGAGACCATCTACAACGCACGGAAAGCACTCAAAAAGAGCTTTTAGATATTTTGCCGACATATTCTTCATACGCGAACATAAAACGCGAATATGAGCTTGGAAATGCAGGAGAAAGAGCTGTTGTAAATCTGATGCGTGATTTGTGCAAAGAGATAAAAGAATTTATAATTGCATTGCACATTTCAACCCATTCAGCTGATGAAAGAGCGCATATTTACAAGACTTTGGACGATTTACAAAAATTTTTTCAAAAAAGTGTTGACAAATGATTAAACGTGTTATATAATGTTCTTGTCGATGAGAGATAAGACACTTGAAAGGAGCAAACGTATGACAGTAAAAATCGATATTCGCAAGAGAGAAAATGTCGGCATAGATGATAACAGCTTGTTTATTTCGTTTCCTTACAATCAGTCACTTGTTGATGCAGTGAGAAGCTTTCCGATGAAGCATTGGGACGCTAAGAACAAAGAGTGGGAGCTTCCATTCAATAAGCTTGCTGAGTTCATTGAGAAAGCTTCAGACTTTGAAATCGAGATTAACGCTAATGAGTATGTATCACTGACAAAGCAGGAAGTTAAGATGCCCGACGGATTTCAGTTCAAAACAAAACCCTTTGAGCATCAGATAGATGGTTTCAATTATGGCTTGAATCACGACAGATGGTTGCTTGCTGATGAGCAGGGACTTGGTAAGACAAAGCAAGTAATTGACATCGCAGTAGCTAAAAAGCTTCAGTACAAAATCAAAAAGTGCTTGATTATCTGTTGTGTCAACGGTCTGAAGTACAACTGGCAGAATGAGATAAGCATTCACAGCAACGAGACAGGATACATACTTGGTAACAGAAATGGTAAAATCAAGGGTAACAAAGAGAAGTTAGCAGATTTAGAGAACATCGATAACATAGACAGCTATTTCATTATCACAAACATAGAGAGCATCCGCGATGAGTCAATACAGACTAAGATAAGCGAGCTTTGCAAATCAGGCAAGATTGGTATCATCGCTGTTGATGAAGTACATAAATGCAAAGACCCTACAAGTCAGCAGGGCAAAGCACTGTTAAAGCTTGAGCCTAAGGTAAGAATCGCGATGACAGGTACACCCGTTATGAATCAGCCCATTGACTTGTTCATCATACTGAAGTGGTTAGGATATGAGAGTCATGCATTCTACAGCTTCAAAAAGCACTATTGTGAATATGGTGGATACGGCGGATATGAAATCATCGGTTACAAGAATCTTGATGAGCTTAGCGAGAGACTTAATGAAATCATGCTGAGACGTTTAAAGAGTGATGTGCTTGACCTTCCTGAAAAGCTTTATATTGATGAGTTTGTCGAGCTTACACCCAAGCAGTTACAGATTTACAAAGAAGTCACAGCAGATATACAAGCAAACATCGACCAGATAAAGAAAGCAAGTAATCCACTTGCTGAGTTAATCAGAATGAGACAGGCGACTGGTTACACCGGCATTCTTTCAAGCAGTATCAGAGAAAGCGCAAAGCTTGACAGAATGGAAGAGCTTGTTGAAGAAGCTGTAGCAAACGGTAAGAAAGTTGTCATCTTCAGCAACTGGACACAGATGACAACACCGATACGTGAGAGACTTGAAAAGAAATATTACTGTGTATCAATCACAGGAGAGCTTAATGCTGAAGCGCGAGAGACAGCAAAGAATGAGTTCCAGAACAATCCCAAGTGTAAAGTCATCATCGGAACGACAGGAGCGATGGGAACAGGCTTAACACTTACAGCTGGCACAGTAGAAATCTTCATGGATGAGCCTTGGAACAGAGCTAACAAAGAGCAAGCAGAAGATAGATGCCACAGAGTTGGTACAAAAGAGAACGTAACAATCTATACATTGCTTGCAAAGAACACCATCGATGAGAGAATACATCAGCTTGTTTACAAGAAAGGCGCGATGGCAGATATGCTTGTAGATGGTAAGCTTACTGTCAACAAAGAGGAAGTCATTGACTTCCTCCTGTCGTGAGACAGTTAAAAAAGAGATTGACAGCGCATTTTAAATGTGTTATGTTATGTTTAAAGTAAATGTTTAAGAAAGGAGGAATCAATATGGCAACTAAAGAAAGACGCATCAAAGTAGAGGAGCTTGCGCTGTCAGTTGGTGTATCTGTTAAGACAATCAATAACTGGTATGCATTCAAACAGGCAGAGCCTGACCATGAGCTGTCAAAGCTTCTTCCTGACTTTGAGCAGGACCATGCAAGAGGTACAAGAAGCTGGAAATTCAGTGACATCTGGAAAGTCAAAGAATTTAAAGAGAAGATACCCATCGGTCGTAACGGAGCTATGGGTGCAGTAACACAAAAGTATGTTAAAAAAGGAGAGTAAAAAATGGAATTAGCAAACACAGTGGATGCGATGACATCCGACAACTACAAAGAAAGATTTCGTGCAGAATATCATCAGACAAAAATCAGGTATAACAAATTACATTCGACCATCATAAAGATGGAAGCAGGGACACTTGGATTCGAGCCTGTATGCAGTCTTGAGCTGTTACAGAAGCAAGCAAGAGCTATGGGTAAATATTTGCACATACTGGAAGTTCGTGCTGAGATTGAGAACATCGATTTAACTTTACCATTATAAGGAGGATATCATGAGTACACAGAAGTTGGATGAACTTATACCACAGCTTGCAATGCACAAAGCTGAAGCCGGCGAATTAAAGAAAGTATGTGACTCCGAAAACGCAGAAATCAAAGATATCATGGCAAGTGCAGGTCTTAAAAAGTACGAAACTGACGGTTATACAGCTAACTACATAGAATCTGTTCGAGAGAGCATGGATGAGGAAAAGCTGTTATATTTGCTTCACAGCACTTTTAGCAAGAAACAGCTTAAAGAGTTAGGATTAATTAAGACTGTAGAGCAGGTTGATGAAAACGCGCTTGAGAACGCTATCTATCACAATCTGATGGGTCCTGACTTTGTAGAGAAGATGGCGAGCTGTAAAGATAAATCTGTTACAGTAAGTCTTAAAATCACAAAGAAAAAGGGGTGATATCATGCCGACTAAAACAACAAAGAAAGTAACAACAAAGACTACGAAAGCAAAAGAGAAAGCTTACGAAAGCATTGCCAAAATCACGGTAATCGCGGCCACGAGTCGTGCAAGCGTAAAGATAAAGGATAACTACTTTACAGTAGAATATCATGAGGAAAGAGCGATTCCTGACGTTACAGGAGTAGATATCGAGAAAGAAAGACAGCTTTTATGGGATACTGTAAATGCTGAGTGTGATAATCAGATTGAAGATATTTCAAGAACTTTTAAATAGTTGTTGACAATCTGAAATAAACATGTTATACTACTATTATGACAGTGATTGAACTGTTATATGCTAAACAAATAGGTCAAGTGACGGCTTCTCCCACAGTTGTCGCTGTATATGAGACCTCATATTCAAGAGAAGCGTACTTGACCCCGACAAAGTACAAATTCAACATCGTGTGGGAGCGATGAAGAATTTGTACTTTTTACTTTTTCTGAGAAGGAGTTATAAATCATGCAAGAACAACGAGACTTTAAGGGTGTGTGGATACCAAAAGAGATTTGGCTTAATAATGAGCTGTCAATGCTTGAAAAAGTAATATATACCGAGATAGACAGTTTGGATAATGAAAATCATTGTACAGCTGGAAATGATTATTTCGCGCAGTTTTGTAATTGTAGTGAAAGCGCAGTATCTAAAGCTATAAGACATCTAACAGAGCTTGAATACATCAGAGTTTTGAACTTTGATGGGAGACATAGAACTTTATCTGTACTAAGCAGAGTAGTAAAATTTACTAAGCAGAATGATAAAATTTACGATGCTGAATCGCAGATTTTACGAGCTAATAATATAAGCAATAAAACAAGTAATAAAAAGGCATTAATAGATAAATCTATTAATGCTAAGAGTGAAAAAACGGATTCTGAAATTTATACCTTCGTAGAATTATACCACCAAATATGCACTGATTTACCTAAATGCGTAAAGCTTACAGAGAAAAGAGAGAAAGCTATAAAGAAGCTGATAAAGAGATATTCACTTGAAGATATCAAAGCAGTGTTTACGAAAGCGCAGAAATCGAGTTTTCTTACAGGAAAGAATGATAGAGGTTGGAAAGCTGATATTGATTTCATTCTACGTGAGGATAAGTTTATCAGCATACTTGAGGGCAAGTATGATTGCAAGAGTAAATCAAAATCAAATTTTGATACTTACGATGATGAGCGCAAGAAGGTAGATAAGATACAATTTAGAGAGGAAATAAAAAATGGAAAATCAGAGAAATTCTGAGTGCTGGTATAAAGATGTTTGTACAGACAGATGTTTTATGTGTCGGACATTTTTAGAGATGCGCTGGCAAATGGAAAACAGCGGATTGCCGGTTAAATTGCGTCAGCCTATAGAGATGTATATCAACGATGTAAATCGCGTAGATAGACCCGCTTACGTGCGTTTAAAAGCTATTAAAGCAGATATTGAAAAGTTTGTGTCTGACGGAAATAATCTGTATATCTGTGGAAGAGCTGGAAACGGTAAAACAAGTTGGGCTGTAAGAATGCTTCATACATACTTTCACAAAAGGTCAGCTGGAAACTATGAGCGATTACAAGGAATGTTTGTCTCTGTTTCAGATTACTTGATAAAGCTGAAAGACTTTAACAGTCCATTATCAAAAGAGTATAAGGATAATCTTGAGAATGTTCCGCTTGTTGTGTGGGATGATGTAGCAATTACAGGAATATCACAGTACGATTATACACAGCTTTTCACAGCAATAAACAACAGGATATTGGCAGGCAAGTCAAATATATTTACTTCAAACATAATGACTGAAAGCGAGCTTGAGAAGATTTTAGGCGAGAGATTAACAAGCAGAATATATGGGGCAAGTGAGATAATAACACTGAAAGGCGGAGACATGAGATAATGGTTGATTTGCAGATTATATCAAAAGTGCTGAGTACAGGAAGTCTTGCCATCATGCAAGACAATAACATCACAGCTGACTATTTTCCTGAATACAAAGAGGAAATTGATTATATATTAGAGCATTACGAGAAGTATGGAAATGTGCCTGACAAAGCTACATTCCTTAACGAGTTTTCAGATGTAGAGCTTGTAGAAGTCACTGAAAGCGACAGATATCTGGTAGAGAAGATTCGAGAAGAATATCTTTACTTCAGGTCAGTTCCCGTTATTACAAAGGCCGCAGAGCTTTTAAAGACAGATTCAAACGTGGCCGCTGAATATCTTATAAACGAGATGCGACATTTACAGCCTGAATATGATGTTGGTGGAATTGACATCATCAAAGATGCTGTAAACAGATATAAGCAGTATCAAGAGAGAAAGACACATCAGAACGATTGGTTCTTTACATGTGGTTTTGAGGAGCTTGATGGTCTGATTCATTGCATACAGCGTAAAGAGGAATTTATCGTCATCGTAGCACGTACAAACATGGGCAAGAGCTTTGTGCTTGAGAAGATATGCACACACATATGGGAGATTGGTTACAATGTTGGGTATGTATCACCAGAGATGTCAGCAAGCAGTGTAGGTTATCGTTTTGATACGCTGTATAAGAATTATTCAAATACAGGCTTGATGTGGTCAAAAGATGGCGTTGATGATGCAGACTATAAAGCATATA